GAGGTGAGCTGCGATGAAGGACTCGAAGCTCTCCTCTCGGATCCGGAATCCCGCAAGCTCCTCGCGGCTCTTTACGCCCGATCGACTGCCGGCGGCGTATCGGGCGCTGGCAAAGATTGAGTTCGCCTTTTACTGCCAGTACGTCCACCGCGGGCACTGGCTGCGAGCCAGGCACCTCGATCTGATGTGCTCGCACCTTGAGGCCGTCGAGCGCGGCGACATCCGGCGGCTGATCCTCTCCATGCCGCCGCGTCACGGAAAGAGCATGACCGTGACCGAGTCATTTCCTGCCTGGTGCATCGGGCGGAATCCCGACTGGCGAATGATCGAGGTAAGCTACGGCGACGATCTCGCCAGGGGATTCGGCGACCGGAACCGGCGGAAGGTCGAGGAGTACGGCGAGCCGCTTTTCGGCATCAAGATCGATACGACCGCCCGCGACAAATCCGACTGGTCCATCGCCGACCACTACGGCGGCATGGTCTCTACCGGCGTCGGCGGCGCGGTCACCGGCAAAGGCGCCGATCTCCTGATCATCGACGACCCAATAAAAAACCGGCAGGAGGCGGACTCCGAGACGTACCGGAATCGCCTCTGGTCGGAGTGGCAAAACACGCTGGCGACGCGGCTCCATCCCGGCGCCCGCGTCGTGCTCGTCATGACCCGCTGGCACGAGGACGACCTTGCGGGGCGGCTGCTCCGCGAGCACGGCGACGAGTGGACGCTCGTCAATCTCCCTGCGCTCGCGGAACCGGACGACCCGCTTGGACGCGCGGAAGGCGAGGCTCTTTGGCCGGAGCGGTACGACGTCGCGGCGCTGTCCGCGATCAAAACGACCGTCGGGGCGCGGACGTTCGAAGCGCTCTATCAGGGCCATCCTTCGCCGCAGGAGGGATCGATATTCCGCCGCGCATGGTGGGGCACGTATCCGCTGCCGCCAGCCGAACAGGCGCGTAACATGCGGCAGATTGTCCTGTCATGGGACTGTGCTTTCAAGGACTTGGAGACGTCGGACTACGTCGTCGGGCAGGTCTGGGGACGCCGTGACGCGGACGCGTTTCTGCTCGATCAGGTGCGCGGCAGGCTGGATTTCCCGGCGACCGTTCGGGCCGTGAAGGCGCTCGCGGCGAAATGGCCGCAGGCAACGGCCAAGCTCATTGAAGACAAAGCCAACGGGACGGCGGTCATCGCGACGCTGAAACGCGAGGTGCCGGGGCTGATCCCGGTCGAGCCGGAAGGCGGAAAAATCGCCCGGGCGAATGCGGTATCGCCGTACGTCGAGTCCGGAAACGTGTTTCTGCCGTCGCCGCAACACGCGCCATGGATCAACGATTTTCTGGAGGAATACGCGTCGTTTCCGCACGGGCGAAACGACGACCAAGTCGACGCCGGAACGCAGGCGCTCGCGCATTTGTACGGGAAGCGGGCGGCGGCCCGCTCCGTATCCCGCCCGAAGGGAATGTGAGGAGGAAGAGCATGAATCTGAATTGGACCAGCTTCCCGCCGACGGACGAGGATGCGGAACGGCTGAAGATGTACGCGACCTTCCGGAACCTCATGCGGGGTCGCCATATTCAGGCGTTCGACGCACTGAACGGACTGCCGCCCCGGAAGAGACGCGAGCTGTACGTCGCGGTGAATTTCGCGGGCGTCGTCAGCAAGGCGTGCGCCGATCTGCTGTTCGGCGAGGCGCCGGGCTTCACGGTTCAGACGACGCAGAGTCGACTGGACGAGATCGTGACCGACAACAACCTCGAAACGATTTGCCATACGATGGCGCTTTCGTCGTCGTATCGGGGCGATTGCGTTTTCAAGGTCAGGTTCGGGAAATTCCACGACTGGGACGACACGAACCATCCGATCATCGAGGCGGTTCCGAGTTCGTTCTTCTTCCCGGTGACCAACGACGACAACGTCATGGGAATGTCCGCGGCAATCATCGCGTGGCGCCGCAAGGTCGGGAGCGATCTGTATCTTCGGCGCGAGATCCACGAACCGGGGACGATCCGTCAGGAATTGTTCCGGATGGAGTCCGAAAACACCATCGGCGATCAGGTTTCACTCTCAACACTGTCTGAATACGCGAGCTTGCCGGAGGTTCAGGAGACCGGATATCCGGGGTTGCTCATCGAGTACGTCCCGAACTGGCGACTTGATGACGAGTTTTGGGGGATATCGGACTACTTCGATATCATTCCGCTCCAGGAGGAGCTGAACAACCGGATAACGAAGACCGCGAAGATTTTGGACCGTCACAGCGATCCGAAACTTATTCTCCCGCCCGGTGTCATGAAGTACGACGAAAAGTTACAGCGATGGTACGTCGAAAAAGAAGACCTCGAAGCGCTCGAGGTTGATCCGGAACAGGTCGGCGATCTTCCGAAATACCTGACGTGGGACGCCCAACTGACGGCGTGCTTCGAAGAAATCGACCGGATGCTCGACTACCTCATGCTCGTCACGGAAACAGCTCCGGCGGCGATTGGGCTGACGAGCAAGGACGGCGGACAGGCGGAGAGCGGGAAGGCGCTGCGCTTCCGGCTCATGCGGACGCTTGGGAAAATTAACCGAAAGAAGCGGTTTTTCGACGAAGCGCTCAAAAAATCGCTCTTCGCAGCACAGGCGCTTCGATACGAATTCGGCGGCGGCCCGGCTCCGGAAGCGGTGTCGATTGAGTGGAAGGACGGGCTTCCGGACGATCCGTCCGAAACGGCGGAGGTCCTGAACTCCCGGAAAAACATGGGGACGATGTCCCTCCGGCGAGCGCTCACTATCGACGGACTGCGGGGAGAGTCGCTGGAAGAGGAGATATCGGAGATTCAGAAGGACCGGGAACTTGATTCCGTCCTCGCGCCGGAGGTGAACCCGGATGGCGAAGGCGAAGAGGAAACCGTCGAAGACTGAAGCCGATCTCGTTTCCCTGTTCGAGGCGTCGGACAAGCGCATTGAATCGTTGCTCTCTAAGGTGCTTGATAGGATCGGGAATTCCGACGACACGCCCACAATGACGTATCTCCGAAGATACCAGGCGCAGATCCGGGCGATATTGAAGCGGCTCAAGAAAGACAGCGCCCGGTGGGTAGACGATATCATCCCGAGAACATACAAGGACGGGGTCGCCTCCGCCGATTCCGAACTCAATGAGGCGGGAATCGACTTTGAGGAAAACTTTGGACGCATTCACGTTCAAAGTGTCAAGGTCCTTTCGGAAGCGACGGGAACAAGATTTTCCGACGCAATCGACGTAATCGGGCGTCGTGCAGATGATGTTTTCCGGACGGTGCAACTTGATGCGGTTGCCGGATCCGTCATGGGGTACGAGTCGATTCAGCAGACGACGCGACGATTGAAGGCCGACCTGCTCGCCAAGGGGCTGACGACCTTCAAGGACGCTGCGGGGCGGAATTGGTCGATGCGGAACTATGCCGACATGGCCGCACGGACGGTCACGATGGAAGCCCAGAACCGGGGTCGGTGGAACGAGTTTGCGGCGCACGACGAGGATATGATCGTCGTATCGTCTCACCCGATGACGTGTCCGAAGTGCGAGCCGTGGCAAGGCAAGGTGCTATCGATCACCGGCAAGACGCCCGGATACCCGACTGTGGCGGAGGCGAAGGAAGCGGGATTGTGGCATCCGCGGTGTCGGCACTCGTTTGCGCTGTGGGTGGAGGAAGAGGCGGAAGAGGAAAATAAGGCTCCCGAATTCGTCCCTGCGAAAACAAGGCAGGAAGCTGAAAAATGGGCTGTGACCAATGGGTTGGGGAAGAAAGCCGATTACAAGGGCATCGACATTGAAGTTATCAATACGTGGAATGAGGGCGTTTATCGGAATCAGAAAATATTCCCCAAGTTGAAGGGATCTTTTGATTTTATTGGTTCTTCGCAGTCGCATTATAACCTTGCGCACTATATTGATTCTGAAGATGCTTTTGAGAGATTAAAGAAGAAATATCCCAATGAAGACGATTCGCAGCTTCGGACAAAAGCGCTACAAATTACAACGAAACACAGGGTGTCTGGGGAGTACGCTTTTTCATGGAATAAGCTGGGCGCTCGGGGCGTCTCCGTTAATGGAAAATGGGGGAAGGACCCGAGGGGATTTGCGCTATCGTTAGAACATGGTGTTAAGACGAAATGGCACCCGGTTGGCTGTGATAAGGTAAAATCGGTTGTGGATCATGAGATGGGGCACCAGATAGATAAACTCGTCGGGGCGAAGATGGATCCGGATATCAACCATCTATTCCGTGATACCATGATAAATGGGATGATGAAGGACGACCTTTCGGAGTATGCGGAGAGGGATCTTGGAGAATTCATCGCCGAATCGTGGTCGGAGTATATGAACAACCCAACGCCGCGCCCTATTGCTCAAAAGGTCGCGGAGCGCTTGTTATATCTCGGGAAGTAGCAGTAGGAAGGGGATTAACATGACAATTGGTCCAGCACCGATATGTTTCAAGTGTAAGCATTTCCGGTGTAAGAATTTCCTTTTCGACGAACTTAAGACGATTTACCTATGTGATGCCTTCCCGGATAAAGACGGAATCCCGGACGAAGTCCTGACCGGTGAGAATCACGATACGCCAATTGAAGGCGATCACGGCATCCGGTTCGAGCTGAAGGAATAATCCCGTTTGATATAAGCCGCTCCATCCCCTTTGGGATGAGGCGGCTTTTTTATTGCGCAATTACGGGCCATGCACCAGCGCAACGATTCACGACGTTCCGTAAACGGAGGGTAGTCAGTCAGGGAGTGAGATAACACAGCGCTTTAGTGTGCGCAAGATTGATACATCATTT